CAACAGCCAAGCATGGGAGGTCGCGTTTTAGAAAGGGCTGGGGTAGGCTCTACAAAGATTGGCGCACCGTTAAGGGCGGGCGTTGGTGCTGGCGCTGGCTACCTTGGCGTGATGAGTTACCAAGAAGCCTTAGCACGTTTTAAAGCTGGCGACACCAGTGAAGGCGTTTTAAAGTCTTTGGAGGCTGGTGCGGCTGGTGCGGCTATGTTGCCCCCAGCGGGCAAGAAGATGACCAAGGCAAAGGGTCTTGGCGTAATAACTGGAGTCGGTTTAGGCGGACTTGAATTGACCAGACGTCTATTGAAAGACCGTCCGCCCGAAGAATAATTTCGAGGAGCAGTTGCCACTCTCCTTCTTTGCCCCCCTTAATTGGGGGGCTTTTTTTATGCGTGTCCAGCAGTACACATCAAGAGCAATTGAGTTTGCGCAAACTGCTCTTCTGCTTGATGGACGCCATCATCAAACCCTTGTTGGTAGGCTTCAAGGCAAGCAAAAGCCAGAGTCGTCTCTGGGTCGCGTCTTCCCTCTTCGTATTGTTTTGCCAAGTGTGTGATGAGGCTGATGTCCATGACTATGCAGGTCGTTGGTTGTCCAAGGCTTCGCCTACGTTGCGGTTCATGTCTTTGACAATCTCCACGCAACGAGCGTGTTCCTTACGAGCATACTCCACCGCGACATATTGCTCAATGTTATGGGCAAATTGCACGATGTCTACCTCGTCCGCAATCAATGGGTCTTTGCGGGGGCGGTCGCTTTGAAAGAAGATTTGTTTGATGGTTTCTTCACTCAACATTTTTCAATCCTTATTTGTGAGAGTTTTTAAGTTGCCAAAATTGGAGGAGATGTACAAACATTTCCCAACCACGGTCAAGGTCTTCTGCGCTCCATTCGCGCACCACAACTAGGTCTGGGACGTTGCGAGAAACAAAGACGTTGGCACAGCGGGCTTTAGGGATGCCTAGACCAACTCGGTAAGCTGAGAGTTGCATAAGATGCTCGTCGTATCCGTCGACCTTTGCGGGGTCGGTGAACTCTTTGGTTTTGATGTCAATGACAATTCCGTCTCCGTCTGAAGTAAATAAATCGCACTTACCGCCAAAACCGAGTTCATGTGCGAACGAACGCTCAGAGACCCAGTCTTGCTCGGCAAAGTGGTCGCAGACTGCTTTAGAACAGGCTGTAACACTTTCTTGGTGCTTTCCTGTTGGGTTGTTTTCATAATAGCCTTGAATAGATGCATGGATGTCAGTTCCCGCATCCGCCGCCGAGCGACCCTGTTCTTTGGAATCGTTGATGATTCGGTCTATGTATTCCTTTTCAGGTTCGTCGGGGCGGCGGGGAAGGGTTAACGCGGCAAGCAACACCTGCTGTTGCAACCACGCCAGTAGCGCTGGTTTAGCGGCTACGTTTAGCACTGTCGTTACTGACGGTACTAGGTTCATTGTTCGTGCGTCTCTAAGCGTGGTGTTTCGGGGCGAACCGTCCTTCTTAGATGGCACAGTGTACTGAGGTACGCCGTCGCGGGTGTACCAATGATTCGACTCGCTTGCGCGTATTGTTGGTGTCGTTAATGACATATTTCTTGTCCTTTTTTGATGAGTAAATCTGTAATGTTGTAAGCGCGTTCAACCGCTAGGTCGTCCCAAGTGCGGTCAGCAACGTCAAATTTCCAGTCGCCTTGAATAATAAGTTTGAGGATTTCCGTTGCCATCTCAAGTCGTTTTTCTGGAGTTGTCATGTGTTTCCTATTGAAATTCTTGGGCGTCTGCCCAGTTGTACCAGCGCGTGACAAATTTCTTGAGGTCGTCAAAAGACTTGCCACGCACTCTGAAACGACCGTCTGAGCAGAGTTGCTCAAACTTCTCAACTACCGTGTCACCGTCCGTGTTGCCTTGGATAATGACTACGGTGAACTGAGGTTGCCTTGCCAGATTGCGCAGTAGCAACCCCTGTCCTTGGCTAATGCTTTCACCTTCCCGCTTCCACTCGCCAACAAAGAATTTGCACTTGCGTTCAAAAACCATGTCGATGTCGCAGGGCGTCGCTTTTGGGTTGGTCTCAATCAGTCCTTTAAACTGAAAGAAATCAATGTGCGCCGCGTTTTGGTTACGCATAAGCCTCATGGTCAGAAGGGGATGTCATCATCCATGTCGTCAAAGCCACTGGAGGACGCCTTAGCGGGCGTTGGAGCGCTTGAACCGCCGCGTGCCTGCCACTCTGGCGACTTCTCAATTTTCTCCCTCAGACCGTTGCTAAAGCTGTCAAACAGCGTCATGTCAGGCTCGTCAATGGAGAACAACTTCAACTCGTTGTGGCCTTGAGGTATTCCAGCCTTCTTGATGGCTGGGGGTACAGACATGATGGCGGCAATGTTGGTGTACTCCTTGCCGTTGTTGCCCATCGCTTTGATGACCGAGACCATCGCCCAAGCACCTAGCACGTTCTTGAGTTCAAAGCCGCGCAACTCGTCTTCGGTGAACTCGCGCCCACGCCACGTTTGCAGGTCTTTGCGCAAGGTCGCCTTCTCAGCCAGCGAAAGCGTAAAGTTCTTGCTGATAGACATTGGCTCATTCTTGGCTGTGACAATAGGTTTGCCAGCCTCGTCTTCTCCATGCACCTCAAATTGCAACATCACCTTGGGCAGTTTCTTAAGCGTTCCGAGGTAAGTTGATTCTTGGGTTCCCAAGTCAATGACTCGGTAGCACCGTGCGAGGTGCATTCCTTGGGGTACTGGGGTGAAGTCTCCACCACCGCCGCCGCTTTCTTTCGCTATTAAAGCCATCATTCGCTCCTAGTTAGGGTTACAGTTTCTAAAGTCACTATCGGTCTCTTGGGCAGTCCGCATTCGTAGCGGATGATGTCCCAGTCCTCCATCGTTGCAACGCCTGTCTCAGCCCGTTCTAGAGCCTCCTCAAGCATTTGTTGCCTCTCCAGCATCAGTTGATGCATTTCATATTCGCTATTCATAAGTTCGCTTTCAAGTTAAACAGGTTGTAGTGTATCATGTTTAATATGGTGTTGCACAAGAATTTTTTTTAGTGTAACATCGACTTAACCATGAAAGGGATATGATGACACTTCAAGAGTATTTTGCAGACAAACCAAGGGGGTCGATGATTGCTCTGGCACGCAAGCTGGGCATCAGTAAAACGTGGTTTTCTTTGATTGTTACGGGGCGACAACTGCCTAGCCCAGAACTAGCACGCGACATTGAGTTGCATACAGGCAGGAAAGTGAAGAGGGCGGAACTCCGACCCGATATATTTGGAAAGACAGCGAAATGATATGGTACAAATTTCACATCGGCGACTACCTGACACACACTGTGCATCTGTCAGATGCAGAGGATTTGGCGTACCGACGCCTGCTTGACCTCTACTACATGAGCGAAAAAGAAATCCCACTCGATACCGAATCGGTTGCGAGAAAGATACGCCTAGATTTAGACATAACCGAATCGGTTTTGGATGAATTTTTTGAACGTACCGAAACAGGGTATTTCAACAATCGTTGCCATGTTGAAGTGACTAAGTATCAACATCAAGTCGAAAATAATCGACAACTCGGAAAGCGAGGCGGGAGACCGTCAAAAACCGAATCGGTAACCGAATCGAAAGCGAACCATAACCCTAAGAAGATACAGATACAGAATAAGAATATAAATACATCGTCGAAATTCGACGAGTTCTGGAATGCTTGGCCCTCATCGAAACGTAAGGTCGCTAAAGCTGAATGCCAGAAGAAGTGGGCGAAGGCTGGGCTTGACTCTGTTGCGGGGGCGATTGTTCTCCATGTCAACGCAATCAAGGTCACAGAGCAGTGGACATCGGGTTACGAGCCTGCACCTTTGACGTACATCAACCAGCGTCGTTGGGAAGACGATGCAGGCACGCCAGCCGTGGGTCGGAGGGTCATATGACACCAGTCGAGCGTATGTTGGGTATGCTGACCAAGGTCAAGGGTCGCAATGGTTCTTGGACGGCGTGCTGTCCTGCGCACAATGACAAAGGCCCTTCCCTTGCTATTCGCGAGAACCCAGACGGTCGCGTGTTGATTCATTGCTTTGCAGGTTGCGAGACGTTGAACGTAGTGCAGGCTTTGGGCATGGACATGACCGACTTATTTCCACCTGACGACAAGCGTCGTGAATACCCAGTCGAAGGCAAGAAGAGCATGAAGCCTGCGTTCTATGCCAGCGACCTAATGCGCATCATCTCGTTTGAGGCTTTGGTGGTATCCATCTGCGCATATGACCTGAGTCAAGGTAAGAAGTTAAGCGAGACCGACAGAGAGCGAATGAAATTATCACAACAGCGAATTGAAGAGGCAATGAAATATGCAAACGTCTGACGTACAAAAAAGAGCGCAGGAACTCGACGAGGCTCGAAAAATCCGTATCGTCAAACCTGATGAAGTGGACTTTGAGAAGTACCTTAAAGCCAACGACGTAGCACAGAAGGTCAAGGGTGCTGGCGAGTTCCTAGATGAGATTGAAGCTGAGATTGCCAGCCCTGTGGAGGAGGTGTCCCAGACTATGCCTTGGACAAAGACTCACGCAGGCTTTCAGTTCCGTGCAGGTGAGGTGACTTTGTACGCTGGCGGTAACGGTGGTGGAAAGTCAATGATTACTGGTCAGATTGCGATGGGGCTTATCAAGCAAGGTCAGCGCGTAATGATTGCATCGTTTGAGATGAAACCTAAGCGCACATTGTTTCGTATGCTTCGCCAGTTCGCAGGCGAGAACATTGATGCACCTCGTTATGTTGACAAGGGTAGATACCTTTCTGCATTGATTCATCGCTTGAGAGGTTTTGCTTCCTCACACCTTTGGCTTTACGACCAACAAGGAACCGTTACATCACAGCAGGTGATTGCGGTATCGCGCTATAGCGCAGTTGAGTTGGGTGTACAGCACATCTTCATTGACTCGTTGATGAAGTGCGTGTCTGGTGAGGATGACTACAACGCCCAGAAATCTTTTGTCGATGAGTTGACATCGCTTGCGCGTGACCACAACGTCCATGTGCATTTGATTCACCACATTCGCAAATTGCAAAGCGAAGAGGTCAAACCCAACAAGAACGACATCAAGGGTTCAGGTTCTATCAGCGACCAAGTAGATAACGTGTTGATGGTTTGGCGCAATAAAAAGAAAGAGCATGACGCACAAAACGGCAATATCGACAACATGATTCCAGACGCCTACTTGATGTGCGAGAAGCAACGTAACGGCGAGGCTGAGGACTGGTACTCGCTTTGGTATTTGAAAGAGAGTCAACAGTTTGTTGAGTATCACGATTCGATACCAATGTCATTTGACGGTGGAGGGAGATTTTGAACTATGGCAAGGAAGGCGAAGGAGAAGATGAGCATCGTCACCGTTGTCTCGTTCGAGGAATCATCAAGATGCGCATTGAAAATCGCGATAGCGCATACCGTTGGCTCAACGGTTACGTTGACGAACGTGGGAAGTATCACAAAGGGTGGAACGAACTTCATCCCAAGTCCCGCCTTGAGGCGGATATTAGAGAGCAGTGGAGAAAAGGTAATAGAGGCAACACAGGAGAATGGAAATGATTGAGATAACACTACCTTGGCCTCCCACGGTCAACACCTACTGGCGTAACGTCAAGGGTCGCACCGTCATTAGCGCAAAGGGGCGCGAGTACCGTAAGGCGGTCGCTGACCAAGTGCTGATACAACGCGCCGCCAAGCACATTGACTACGCGGTGAAGGTGGAGATTGAATGCTTTCGCCCTGACCGTCGCCGTCGTGATTTAGACAATCTTTTAAAAGCATTGCTTGACTCCATGACCCACGCTGGCGTTATGCAAGACGATGCCTTGATAGAAGACCTGCGTGTGTATTGGGCAGACGAGGTTGGCGGTATGGTCAAAGTAACCGTAGAGGGGATTTTATGAACTGGATTATTTCGTTAGTGGTGGTGTACTTTTTGTTTTCAGGGGAACCGCCTCTGATTGACATCTTGCATGACCACGTCACGCACTACCTTGCAGAGAAAGAGAAGGCACGCAAATGAATCCTGAACCAGAGTTGATTGACATCTTCGCGATGTTTGCGTTGATGACGCAAAAACACCTCAAAGGGGTATCAAAAATAGATGCCGCTTATGAAGCATACGAACAGGCACAAGCAATGATTGATGTGCGTAAGGACTTTATAAAAGAAAGGAGCGAGTAATGGAAGTTTTACTGAATGTCGGCGCTTTGTTTTTCATGGTGTCTGGAATGTTCGCGTGGTCGTTTGGTATTTTTTTAGTTTGGTATTACTGGCTTTGTTCACCTAAAAGGGAGGAGTAAATGTTTGATTCATTCAATGATTTTTTCTGGACATTCATGGCTATGTCTGGGTTTATGTTTTGGATTTGTTTTG